TTTAATGCTCCTTCAGGTGAAAGCACAAACAATTCACTAAGTACACTAGCAACAGCCGCTGGTTGGGATGGTTCTACTCCTGTAGTTATGACTATCGCAAGTAGTGATGTATTATACTCAACTGGTGTAAGCAACTATGGTTTAACAGTTGATATCGCCAACTCAGCAATAGTTAACAACGGCGCTATAACAGGATACGGCGGCAGCTCCCAACAAGATGGTGGAGACGCTCTAAGGATTACTGTTTCAGGCGTAACTGTCACAAACAACTCCGGTGCATTTATTGCCGGTGGAGGTGGTGGTGGTCATGGTCCGGGTTCTTATAACACACCTAGAGGTGGTAGAGGTGCGGGTTCAAACAATGACCCCGGTACGGCTTCTACGACTCCCGGAAACGGTGGTGCATATGGCTGTGTTAACTCTAACTGTTGTGGATACGCTTATGGTACTGTTTTAGTTGGTGCCGGTGGCGCTCAAGGTTCAGGTGGTACGGGTGGCTCAAGCTACCACGAACAATCCTGTGACCAAACAGGTGGACACGGCTTTAACTACTTCTCATCTAGAGTTGCGCCGGGGGGTTCTGTATTAAGTTCAACTTCAAACAATGACGGTTCTGACGCTTATGGCGGCGGTGGTGGAGGCGGCTGGGGTAGACCCGGACGTGGCACTAATGCTGGTGCGGCAGGGAAAGCCATAGAAGATGATGGCAACTCTTTCACACTAACCAACAACGGGACAATATACGGAGCAACAACATAATGGCTAAAGTAAACATGGGATATAGACATAACAACGTATTTTACCATAGTGTTGAGCTATTAAAAGAAGAAGGAATTGACATATATTCTGAATACGTAAATAGAGAGTTTACTCTAATAGACTCAGAAAATAATATTGTCGGTGAGATTTCTGACCCGTTATCTTTGTTGTTTGACAGATTTGAAGAACAACGTGAGAAAGTTATTCACAATGAGACTGCCTTAGAAAAAGAACAGGCTTATATTGAGTTTTTAAACAAATAAATAATAGCAGTCACCCTTCGGGGTGGCTCGCCAACAAGGAAGAATTAATGTTAGAAATAATACATCATGTTCTTACGCCCGGTTTTTATAAATTAAAACTGGAAGAAGAAAACTATTCAGACCCTTTTGATATAGAAGAAGAAACTGAAATGGGTTTCAAGAAAGAACACACACTAATAAAGATAGAGGAACCAGAAGGGTTCTTTGCTACTAAAGAAATAATTAAAGCGAGGTTAGATGCTTGTAGTGAGTGTCCCTTAAAGAAGTTAAACTTCTGTACAAGTTGCGGTTGCTTTTTGCCCGCAAAAACTAAAATATCAAAAACTTCTTGCCCAGAGGGTAAGTGGTAAAAATAAGGAGAAATTAAATGAGTCAAATATCATTACAAGAAAACGATACTAAGCTCGACGGGATAGAAGCTAACGCAAACAACTATTCACACCCGACAGGCAATGGTAATAATCACATTCCTGTTAACGGCTCCGCAGGACAGCTACTTCAGTATTCTTCTGCAGGGACAGCAACATGGGCAGACTTTTCAGGTGGAGCAACCTTTCCGGAAGCACCAACATGGAACAGCCCACAGAACTATTACACATCTTCTGGTTCTTGGACTAAACCGGGAAGCATAGCCGCAGACGATTGGGTTATCTTTTACGCAATAGGTGGAGGTGGTGGTGCTGGTTGGACTAATACTTATACTGGTGGCCCCTCTGGAGCTACCGTTTTAGCAGTATTAGGCGACCAAATACCGTCTTCTGTTTCATTCACAATCGGAGCCGCTGGTGGTTCAGGTGGACACAACAGTGGTGCAGTTGGTGGTACAACTACAGTAACTATCGGTAGCCAAATCTTTACTGCCGCTGGTGGCGGTGCCGCCCCTTATCTAGGGTATGGTGGTCCGGGCGCTAGCCAAGATAAAATAATAACTTCAGACTTAGACACATGGATACCTACTGGTGGAACTAGTCCTTGGACGGGTGGTAGCACTTATGCACCGGGACGTGGAACTGGCGCACCAACTAATAGTACAGGTACAGCTGGCTTTCTCAAGATTTTCTACTAAGAAAGGATAATTAAAATGGCAAAATATGCAATAATAATAGACGATATAGTTGTCAACATCGCAGAGTCTGGGTATGCCCTAGAGTCAAACTGGTATCCTTGTTCAGAAGACATAAACATAGGAGACTTGTTAGTAGACGGTGTTATAGTTCCAAAGTACACTCGTGAAGACTACGAGAGAATAGAAAGAGACCGTAGACTAGAAACAGAAGTAGACCCTATTGCGGGAAACGCTCTTAGATGGGCTGACTTGTCTCCTGCTGAACAACTAGAACTAGCTGAATACAGACAGGCTTTACTAGACGTTCCAAATCAAGAAGGTTTCCCATATGAAACAGTATGGCCAAATAAAGTAAAGGTTGAAATAGACGTAGCGGAAGGTATCTAGTCATGGCAGTAACAAGCAGTGGTCAGATATCTATACAAGATATTATGACTGAATTAGGTATATCAGGGGAGTCTGCATTAAACGATGAGGACATCCGAGCGCTTATCGCCAAAAATCCGGCTGTTGAAATGGCAATAACGGAATGGTATGGTGCTTCTAGTGAATACGTTCTATCTGGCAACCATCAACAAATAACTGCATCTAGTTATATTAGTTCAGGCGGTACGCTTAGAATTAACGGTGGTTACATATGGTCGGACAATACCTCAGTAGCGGGTCTTATAGTAGACATCCCTTGCACTATTATCAACGAAGGTAAAATTATGGGTAAAGGTGGACGAGGTGGTGGTGCGAACATCAACACGCAAGGTTATCCGGGCGGTCCAGCAATTAACGTAACATCTTCGGGTGTAACAATCACAAACAACTCTGGTGCATATATTGCCGGCGGCGGCGGTGGCGGGAGTAGATATAACACTAACCCTCCT